TGGTCTGTACCCGCTGAAATGGCACCCTGTAGGCCTGCAGAACCAGTGGTTAGTGCAGGTTGTGTTGGTGTATATAGGCTTGGTATAGGGGCATTTAGAGTGCTTAGTGGGATTGGTGTATTCGCAGGAGAATATGTATTTTTGCTACCTACCGCATTATCATTCTGTCCAGCGTTCTGCCCGGCATTTTGACCAGTAAGGACAACACCTGTCTTAGTGTCAATTTTTCCTCCTACTCCTATTGGTGTGTCGTATTGTGGTAGTGCCATATTATTTGAGTGGTTTGTCTACTTCAGTTATCACAGATAGTTTTTTAATTCCTAGGAACTTTCCGCGCAGCTCCACCTTTAGCTGACACCAAGAGCTTTTCTCACCTAGTTGCATTTCTGCATAATCTTCTATAACGCCTTCTGTGATATTTGAGATTGTGCCTAGTTTTGTCCAGTTATTAGCAACAATTTGTGCGGTATCTGAAGCAGCAATACCAGGTATTGCCTCGTCTATTGTAACAGAGTATGTGGTTGTTGAACTGTCAATAGCGGTAATGTGCGCAGTGTACCCAGCACCAGAACCCTCTATAACTTCTATTTCGTCACCTACAGAAACACCGCGAAAGTCCTGTTTGGTAGTATCAATCGTAAATACCGATGAACTAGTCCATACAGCCGTACCTGTGTATGGAACAGGTGTAGGAAGACTCAATTTATCGAGCTTACGAAACTTAATAACAATAAATTCTGTATCGAGCACTATATTTTCAAGCTGTAGGAATATCTTTTGAAATACGTCGCGTATACCGCTCGCAGGGAATCGAGAAGTTATGAAATGCCCTACATTACGACCTGTGCCAGGAGACATGAGCGATGGCACATTGGTATTTGCATTGTTTTTACATGTACCTCCAAATACGAGAATGGAGCCAAAAAACTTAGTGAATTGGTTTGTATTGGTTATGAGCGCAACTGCTCCAGGTATAACATCTGATATTGCTCCGTGATTAGAGCGATTTCTGGCTAGTGTATCTCCGCTTGGGACGCCAGATAAAGTTATATATTTACCGTCATATGCGTCCATTGCCGAAATGGCAAGCATTATAGTGGTATCAGATTCCTTTATGACGTAATAATCCCTATTAGAAGAAAGCCCTGCGATATTTGATACAGAAACCGCTCTGATTTGGTCTCCAGTCTCAAGAAGATGAGTACCAACTGTTAGGTTACTACTATTTAAGTCAGTAATTGTGAGTGTGGCATATCGGTTATACGAATACCCAGCCATATGATATAGACCCACCTGAGGGTCAAAACACCACAAACCAGACGGCTGTGTATGTAGAAAAGTCTGGTCTGGATTTCCCTGTACTCCACCGTCAATATTTAGGTAGAGTACATCTCCGTATGCAATTAATCCACGATTATCGCAACGTCCTAATGTGCTTTGTGTAGAAGCGTTCGCCTTACTCCAAGACAGGTTTGTTTCATATACGGGTAAATGTGCTAATTCATTAAATCCACCTCCATTAAAACGAAGTAACTGTCCTGTGCTTGTTAGTACAACGATAGAACTATCAAAATCAACACCAGAATAAATCCAGTCACATGATACAGACCACCCTACTCCTGTTGATGTACCTGAACCACTCCATACGAACATACGGGCAGAACCACCAGTAGTGTTACGAGTCCCTATATATAGGAGTCCATTTCTCCAGCGCATCCAAGTAACGATGTACTGAGATGGGAGTGTGAGTGTATTAGTAGAGTCTTGTGAATAACCACCCGAAGTGCTTTGCCATACAATATTTCCATTACCAACACACAATGTTTTTAGGTTTTCAAATACGGCGAGTGGGTGGGGAACACTATTACTGAGTCCAGATACACGAGATGTCCATGTAGAACCACTGTATCCTACAACCGTATCAGTACCAGATGTTTGGCTTGAAGACACCATAATCTCGTTAAGATAGTAGACGGCATCAGAAGCTATACCAATATCAGGCATATTGGTTGTTGTCTGCTCGGTCATAGTGCCAAGAGTTGGATCTAGTTTGAATACATTGCCCGTGGTTACAACATAGTCATTTACCACCGCTTTTACTGCTGCAAAGTCACTATCTTCTGTGCCTGTATAGACAACTATTGGCTGCGGGGCAAGGGCAATAGTATCTGAATTACCCAAATCTATATTGCGAGTCTGTATGATGTCTGCAAAACCATCACGGCCAACTTTATAGGTGTTATTAAATGGTAGTTTATAGCTCATACGAGTGATGGTATTTCATACTGAACGCCATTAAGAGTAACGACTACCGTCTTAGCGTATGCTGCTGGGACAGTTATATTGCTTGGCGTTGAAGAAACAGCAACGCTTTGTGTTTTCGTCGTTGAACCAGGCGATACATAGATTAATGCACCAAGATTTGACTTTGATACATCATCTAACGGATTAGTAATTTGTGTCTTATCGCGGTCTTTCATCCACTGATATAGCTCATTTAGCATATTTCGTTCTTCAGGTGTCATGTTTTTGATTCGTTACCCCACGTTGAAGAGTCTTTGTTCTCATTACGCCATTTGGGCGTACCTTCTGTTGGTGTTCCCGTGTCTAGGTATGTTGTTGCAGAGAAGGTATCAATAGAAATACCAATATTTGCACTGGTATCTGGCATAGTTGAAACACCTGTAAACACATCTGGGGCGATTGAAAGGCCTGTTGGACGTATCAATAACAGACTTACGCGAGCTGTTCCAGCATTTGCCAGTGTTGCTGTAGGAGTTCCCGTGCTACCTGCATATGGATACTGTGCATATGCCATCGCCTGAGTATTATCACCACCAAAAGTGTCATACCCAGATATGTCATAAGCCTCTGTCCAAGTTGGATTGTTATTTGCTACTGCATAGCCTGAAATAGATGTAGTTCCGTTATAGTAAGACGCGACAAACATACAAAGAAGAGTATCGGGTGCCGTTGCTGTAGTTAATGCAGAACCAGTTGCAGTAGTATCACTTGATGAGTCATACGCAGTTATAAACTCGTATGGCGATGTTTGATTGCTATTTCTGAATGTAGTTATTGTTCCAATAATGACATTGTTGTTTGCATTCCAGTGGGTCCAGGTATAATTAGAACCTTCTGACGAAGCTATCTTATAGAAGAAGTGTGACTGGTCATTTGTATTTAGCTGACTTATTGCGGTCCATCCAGCAAGTGTAGTCATGGTACTGCCAGTTACAGCTCCAGAAAAATAGGCAATCATAAGATCACCATCTACTGTCCCAGTAGGCTTATTTATAGTCATCGAAGTACCTGTTTGTGAGCTACTTGATGCTGTTGCTACAAATACTGGCTGTGCCATGTCTATGCGATTGTTAGGATACCGTTACTTGCGTTCCATGTAAGTGTTAGCGTTCCCGAAGAAATCGCATAGGTGCTTCCAAAATCAATATATCCAATAAGTGGTGATGTTCCTGGTGTGCCTGTTGATTTGTATAACACTCCATAACGAGCAGTAAGCGCGCTGGAAATAGTCCATGTTACGTCATCCGCATCGAACTTTGCTTTATCATTCGTGGTGTCCGTGGATACTACTGGATTTGCAAGTGTCTGTCCCCCTGCTGTGTAGCCTGTTCCTGAGGATTCGTTAGCAGATACATCGTCCCAGAAGTCATGGGTATCAATGTTTGGTGTGTATGAAGACGTTACCAGTGCCAATTTAATGGTGTCTGACGCAAGATTTATCTTCGTCGAAGCATCAAGCAGCTTGGTCTTATAGGAGTTATATATCGTAGCGGTAGCCATAGGTTATTTATTATTTTGTCTAGCAGGATTAATGCGAGGACGCTCATCCTTTGGACGGGCAGAGAAGTATTCTTTGATAGACCCATCAATGCCAAGACGCTCACTACCCTCCATTTTCATTAGCTCATCTTCCAGGTCTTTTTTATTCGCAAGAGAGTTTCTCCGAGAATAATCTGATGCTGGCTTTAGGTAGAAATACTTATGGAATATGCCTGGTACTCCTGGTTTCTTTGTGGTGTCCGTATAGGTGAAGTATGACGCTTCACGGTTGATATATACCTTTAGACCGTTCGTATAGTTGTAATTTGGGATTAGGTCTAGGAAGAAGCCGTTTGCTGTCTTGTCGTAGCGTGTTGGGGTTCCACCACTATTTTGTCCATCGGTGAATGTAGATGTGTCACCCTGTGATTGAACGTCTACAGGTTTAATCTCGGTGTATTTTCCACTCGGATCAGCAACTAGGACCTTATATATATCTAATATAAGGTTTCCACTTCCATCTGTAGTAAACGTATAGTCTCGCTGCCCTGAAATAAGGTCTGTAGTGATGATTGGGTAGTCTGTATGCCCGCTATCATCTATCTGCCATGTGCCACTTGATTTTATTGCAAGCTCAGTGAAATCATCTAATGCAAGATTTACATCAGCAGTTAGGTTCTTGAGCTTAGTAGTATTCCCTGAAATAGTACCAAGTTCAAAACCACACTCACGCTCGTACATTTGTACGATTCCTTTGTTTGATTCGGTATCAGAGAATACTAGTGACATACGCTAGAAGTAGAGTACGGTGTAGTCAATCGTTCCACCTACCGTAATGAACAGTCCAGTGTTAAACGATACTCCCATCGGGAACACATATACTTGTGATGTACCTGTTGGTGGTGTAAATGTATTTAGCATTACCGTTCCAGCAGCAGATGTATTATCCCATAGCTTTATCGTACCTGAAGTATTTGAGTTTACGATAATTCCATAGAGTGCCCCAGCACCAGATTTTACCGCTTGGCTGGTTGTTCCATTGAGGAACTTTACGTTATCAATTAGTGCCATAGTTTTTTAATTAGTTGGGCTATACGAGAATCCGCAATTATTTGTAGACTCTCCCCAGCCCAATGCTGGGACTACTTAGATAGTAGGAACTTCCTCAAAGGTAGCCTGACACGCGCCCGTAGGACTGAATGTGCCTGTGCCTCCCTTCATTCCAACAACTAGCCACTGTCCTGGCGCAAATACAGTAGTCTGTGCAATTACCTGAGCTGCGGTAGTTGTTGCTTGTACAAATCCCTGTGCATTAGCGGCGATTGCTACGTTCTCACCAATCTGAGTGGTTGTAGCAAAGGCTGTTGCTGACTTAGCAAAAGTGATTGTTGAAGCAGTTGTTGAACTGATGTCAAAACGAACTGCCGCAGATCGGAGTGTACTTGTTGCATTTGGAGACTGAATAGCACAGACCGTAGTCGTTGCTGTCGAAAGTGCTCGTGCCGTTGGATACACACGTACTCCGTTACCAGCACCCCATTTTAGATAGGTTGAAGCAATATCAGGTCCCGAAATTGCGCCGAATGTAGGTGTTACGCCAGTTCCTTGGTGAAGGAACTGTACACCCACAAATCCAACAACAACTACGATTGCTGAAATTACTACTGTCTTTAGTGTGTCCATTGTTTGGATACTAAGTTAATAATTAGAGTGCTGCGAGCTTGCGTGCGAGTTCCTCCTTCTTGAGTTCGTATTTAACAGGATTGGATACCTTGTACGATTCAATAATCTTTTCAAACTGAAGATATGCCTCAGACTTTTCCTTCTTTGGTGCTGCCTCAGTTACTTCTACTTCTTTTACGGCTTCTTTTGTCATAGTTAATTACTTAATCCTTGCGGGGGAAATGTAGAGGATGTAATCGGTGGGAAGACACCCCCTACATTCCCCCAACAAAGGGGGGTTGTTATTAAGCTGTGAGAGTAATGTCAATAGTAAGACCGGCCCAAGGTGTCCACTGCTTGAAACCTGCGTAACAGATACCTGCAATTTCCATACCAGTCTTTCCAGTAACACCCTTTTCCTCAAAAGTAAGGAAGCGAGGGCGAGCATAAGTAGAAACCATCTTAGCTCCACCCACACGGTGTCCAGCATTAGTCCAGGTCTTTGTACCTGATACTGATGAAGTCGTCTCATCTACGAATGTTCCAGAGCGTACTACATAGATGTCTACACCCATCATGTTTCCGATGAAACCATTGTTGAGTGCTGCATCTGCGAAGTTAAATCCTGAAGCAACCTGTGAGGCAATGATTCCTGGAAGGTCAGTGTTCTCTACAATCACGTAGTTACCACCAATAGCATCAGCGTATCCAGCCGTCTTGGAGATAATATTTCCAAGAATAACTGATACGTTTGCAGGAGTTGTGAAGCCACCTGAAGGAGTAGAGTATGAGCCTGTACCATCCTCACAAAGGTTGTTAATGACCCACTTATCTACTGCCTGAACGAGAGAGTTTGTGATTCCCTTGTTAGCGGTGAAGAATAGATCAAAGTTAGACGTTGCCTCCTCAAAGTGGAAGATGTGAGTTGAAGCGATAAACTCGTCTGCCACGGTGAGCGTGTCATCTGTGGTAGTGATTGCTGCTGGTGTGTATGTACCCGCTACTGCCTGAACTGTAGTAGTTACAGCAGTTAGATAAGGTGATGAGATGGTCTTTAGGTCGCTTGAGTCAACCATACAAACCTTCTCTGCAACAACACTATTCTTAAGTGCCTGCATTACTTGCGCTGCGCGATACTTGTCGCGGAGCGTCTTTGTTGACAATGTATTAGCCATTATTTAGGGAATATTTGTGTAATTCCCACCGATTGGCTATTGCTAGCCCTTGTTGTGCATCTTTGCGCTTATCAAGCGTTCGATATCGTCATCTGATTCAGGAAGTTTTCCTGCGCTTGCACTCTCTAGGAGAGATTCAGCAGATGGCTTAGAGTTTCCTCTTCGTACGTTTGATACGTTGGCTACTGATGCGGTTGTTCGCTCCTCTGAACGAACTGCGAGGATAGCCTTGAGTTCGCTAGTCTTGAGTGCTTCTTTAATTGAAATCCCCTCTAGTCTTGCGTACTTCTCGACTCTTTCAATGTCCTCTTCATCTACTTTTGCATTAATGAGGGCCATCTGGTCTGCGAGTGAATAGCCTTTTTGCTCAGTGATCTGCTCTGTTGGAGCTTCCTTCTTTGCTTTTTCAGCTTTCTCTGCACGGATTCGCTGGTTGTTTGCAATCTCCTCTGCCTTTGCGAGCCTTGCTTTAAGCTCCTCAAGAGATTCTTCTACATCCTCCTCAATAACCTCTTCTAACTCTTCTTCTACTGCTTCAGGCGCAATAACTCCGTTTTCATCTTCCATAGGTAGGGTCTTTTGGTGAGGGACTGAGACAAGTCCCGATTGTTTTTAATTGTAAATACTAACTAGAGTACGTCAAGTAGTGGATAACTACTTACTTGAACTCTTAGTCATGCGTTCTGTCTGGTCTTCAGGAGTCTCTTCCTTGTGGCCTGCAATAATCTTTAGATCACGAAGCATTGGGTCAATGTATCCTAGTAGATAATTACGGGCCGTTGCATTGATATAACGAGTAAGCCCATCCTTATCCTCTAGTTTGTGTAATTCAGACAACTTGATTGTCTCTGATGTATATTCACCTGCAAGTACGGATAGCTGCTGTGCAAGATAATTCTTTTCAAGAATCTTAGCCTCGAAAAGTGGCTCCATGTCTTTTACAGAACTTGTCTTCAAGTCATTAGTAAGCGTTGCATAGAAGTCAGGAATCTGTGTAAGCGGATAATCTCCTGAGAAGTCAGGGAGTATCTTCTTCTTAATTACTGCAAATACTTCTGGTGTAATCTGCTTCTTGATAAGTTCTTGCTCTGTTGCCGATAGAGGAAGCTGTAGAAGCACGTTGCGCACTGCATATACAAGCTCATCATTATCTGCAAACGTAGCCTTAATGAGGCCAAGTTCAGCCTTGGTGAAGATAAATACTTGGTCTTTGTCTATATTAGCCATTATTTGGTTGAGTTACTGGTAATCCACCGCTTACCTGTCCCACTGGGGGTGCTGGTACAGCAGGAGCTTGTGGTTGTGTAGGGAGTGATGCCATCTCAATAGGTGAGACAACACCAGAGGCAGTAAGTATCTTTGAGATAATTAGCTGTGCCTGCGGGTTATTAGAGAAGTTAGGATTAGCTACCGTTGCAAGAGCAGTATTAAGGGTGGTAAGTACAACCTGCTTGTCCATAGATTCACCGGAAATATCTACTTCTAGGTCCCATTCAAGGTCTTTGAGTGCTTCTTTCCATGTAGTTCCATCTATATCTGATGGAGTGAAGAATCGCTGACTACCTAGTTGATTTAGTCCATCCTGTACTGCTTGTTCAGCGTCCTGTTGTGTGCCTGTTGGAATTTCTCCCTTTAGAAGAGCATCTTTGGCCTTTTGTCTAAGTTCTTTCTGAGCCTGTTTAGGCACATACATGGCATCAATCTTTTTAATGTCATGTGCCTCTAGTATGCCTGATATTTCATCAGAATTATCCATCTTCTTCTTTAGATACGGTATGACATATTCTCGGAGCATATCTTCTATGGCCAGAGCCTTGTTCTCAGTCATGGTCTCGAATAGATTGCGTGATTCTGCAAGCAGTGCCTCAACCTGTCGCCAAGCAGTGCCAGATGGCGCGGTATTGCCAAGCATTGACTCACTAACACCAACTATCTCATTTGAAAGACCTTTCCATAGGTTTCCAAATGATTCTTGAGTAGAAATATCATGTGAACCATTATTTATCTGAGTGAGCGGTTGGTTCGTGGCATGAACCATAATATCTCCCTGTTCAATAGAAGAGAGTACATTACGCCCTATGAAATTAGAGTCCGCTGTTTGGAATATAAGCTTTGATGCAACGTCTAACTGGTCCTTTACGCTCTTTACTGTGTGATTCATCATCCACTGAGAATCAAAGAGCAATTTGACTGATCCATTTAATGAAATAGACCCATCTGGGCTTGGAAGTAGACACGTAAGCATGTATGGGTCCCTGCTTTCACGGCCTGAATATAGAGTAAAGTCATCAAACTTTCCTTTCTCCTTAGACGCTACAAAAGATACTACATGCATTTGCTGCACATACTCGTCATCGTCCTTATCTAGCCCTGTTAGGTATGAAAGAGGGAATGTACCATGTACCTCATAAAGTTTTATGTAGTTTGGCTTGTTATCCTGCTTATCGCGCCCAGTTGTTTCACGTGCCTGGAGTGCATCACAGAGCTTATCAACCATTTCCTTGTCATATCCTTTGCGTTGATAGAGCTGAGCTTCTGTCATTTCAAGAAGTTCAATCTTCGGATTGTTGTCAAAATCAACAATATCAACAATAAGACGAGACCAAGGCACTACCATAGGGTGTAGTTTGCCCTCTGACTCTACGAACTTTACTACTGCTGAGTTAAATCCGGCGAGTTCCATACCCCAATTATTGAGGAATGTGCCAAACTTCTCCCTACGCATCCAATCCTGAAGGAGTACAGTAGCAACAAATGCCATAGCTACTTGGTTTGATTTTGTTGGTTTAACCTGTATATCCTTTCGGTCAATGTCAGTTGCTCTATACCATATGTTTCTAGCAGCTACGACTATATTAAAGAAAGGTTTTTCACGGCCAAGTGCATCAGTGTCACCCGATATATGCTTACTATCTAGGTACGCATATATTTTATTTATATCTTCATACAAGTCCGTAGTTACGTACTTACTCATTAGAGTCCCACCGCCAGAAATGAAGTCCTGTTCTGCTTTACGCACAAAAGCTCCTACTGAGTCAGTTTCGGTTTCCATTTATAGAGAGTTATTTACTGTAGTATGCCACACTATATGTCAAGCGTATAAATGTGGATACTATTTAGTGCTATTTGTTGCAGCGTTTCTTTCATTTCTATTAAACTGTGCAAGTATCTTTTGCGTCTGCTGTGCCATATCTTCACTCTGCTGTGGTAATAGTTTCCCACGGATCACGAAGTACATACGCATTATTAATGTATCTGAAAGGTCAGGTGAACGTCCAAGAAGAGCTTTAGCATCTTCCTTCTGGGTAGGCATACGCTTACCATCTCCCTTTGAGGCATCTTGGTATAGTGCTAGTTCCTCGATGATTGCTTCTCGTATCCGAACATCCTCTGTTTTCACGGCCATTTTGTGCTCGTTTACGAGTCCGGCAAGGGTAAATACACATTGTGAGCGTAGATTAGCGTATTCGGTGGTTAATACTGCGTTCTTGGCGTAGTGAACATTAGGCAATCTAGTAGGGTCTATATCTGTTTTAAGGGCAGAATAGCTAGATTTATAGCCAATAATACCTGCTAACAGGCTGCTAGAGGCAACACCAGCACCCACACCAATAGCATCTACAGCTATCTGTGAGTACGGGATACGTTCTTCTGCTGCGAACTCTCTCGTTTGGTCTATTATTGCCTCAGTATTGAGATGTGCAAACTGTTCTATCCTGTACATCTCTAGTCCCTGCCAGAAGCTAAATACTGTCTTGTCTGAGCCATCGTCTGCAACGTCAATGATGAGGTATTTCTCTGGGTCTTTGGTGATGGTGTTGCTGAACAGGTCTACGAGAGCTGTGTACTTAAAGAGTGAACCAGCATTATCTACATATTCTGCGAGGATCTCCTGCCTATATGTTTCTATATCCATCTCTTCCTTGGCTTTAATAAGCTCAAGTGGTGGTATGTGTGGATTGTCTGCCGTGGTAAATGTAAAGCATTCCCACTCGCTGTTTGCTTCTTTCTCTAAACGTCTGAGGTTTGGGTTCTCTTTCTTAGGAGTTCCAATGAAGTCTGCTGTTCCTGATGTATCAATGAGAGCTGGACGGAATATCTCCTGCCAGCCTATAAAGAAGTCCTTCATCGTGTCTAGCTCATCAAAAGTGATGTGGTGGGCTTTCATCCCGCGGAAGTTCTCCCTATTCTCCCAGCCTGAAACCTTAATGAGTGAAGTACCACCATCTATGGTAGGTACTTTCATCTCTAGGCGTGATTCATTTGCATCTCCTATCTTACCTAGTCTACTCTTTAACTGCTCCCATATAATACTTCTTGCCTGGACTTGAGTAGGGGCCACGTAGAACACATTACGGTCTTTACCATTGACCGCCTTGAAGAGCATTACCTCAATCTCTACTGATGATTTACCAGAGCGTCTTCCAGCTCTAATTACCTTAAATCTCGCTTTAGAACTAGCTATTGCTTTCTGTTTGTTGTGAAGCTGCATAGGTCTTAAACGCTGCATCAAATGCTAGAACTAATGAACCACCATCTGCGTCTGTAATGGCTTGTGGTGCTTTTCCGAAAGCTCTATCAAACAACTCACGTATAGCTGGCACATCTCCTGTCTTTGCTTTTTCAATAAGAGCTTCAGTAACAGGTGTTATGTCTCTAAGTACCATTTCACGCAACGCCAATAACGCTTGTTCTTTTACAAGTGTTGTTGGGTCTTTTGTGCCTTTTGGGCGACCTGCTCCTGGTCTTTTACCTCCTTTTGCCATTTGATTTGAAAATCTAAGATTCTACTTCTTCTTTTTACCTGCTACGTTTAGAGCAATCGCTAGTATTTGTGCCTTGCTTCGTACTTTCCCATTAGCTCCTTTAGCTTTACCAGACTTCTTATTGTCTGCTTGGAGTTCCTTTATATTCTTACCGATGTTCTTTTTACCTTTTAGGAGTGGCATATATTTAGGATTTAATCCCACGCTTTTTCTTCATGGTGTTTGTTTTAATGCTTTTCTTCCATAGTACACCGCTCCTGAATATGTCAAGTATGTGTACAGTCCTGTTTTTTCTCCTATGTAGTAGTCAAAAAATGGGAGTAGTTCGTGTGGAGTTTGGTATCTTTCGTTATGTAAAAGTACCAGTGTTTCTATAGCAGGAGTTAGTTTAATGGGTCTTGGCATTA